CAAGCGATTAAGGATGCACCTGATGGCTACATCGTCGAAATCAAACCCAAAAACCGATCCCTTGAGCAAAATGCAAAGCTACACGCGATCTTGGGCGAAATTTCACGAACGACTGAATGGGCCGGACGAAAAAGAGATATTGAAACGTGGAAACGATTGCTTACTGCTGCGTGGCTGCGTGAAAGAGGAGAAAAAATAGAACTATTACCTGCACTCGATGGGCATGGCGTTGACATCGTATTTCGTCATACATCCTCATTGACGGTAAATGAAATGATTGAACTGATAGAATATATTATGGCGTGGCAACATGGCATCGAAAGCTGAACAGAAATACTTTGCAAAGCTGGCTGATTTCGGTTGCATACTTTGCTACAAACTAGGATATGGCGAAGGAACACCAAGCGAGATTCACCATTTACGAAAAGCAGGGATAAGAGCTAATGCACCAGTTATACCGCTTTGCCCGGAACATCACCGGGGAAATACGGGAATTCATGGTTTGGGTAAAAAAGCATTCGAAAGGATGTATGATTTAACTGAAGATGACTTACTGAAACTTACACACTCAATGATTGGGGAACTAAATGGCTGAGCAAAATGACACCAATACTGATAATGCTGATGTGCCTACCGCTAATCCTCCTGTGGCTGACGCTGGAGTGCCTAGCGTGGATAATACGCAACCTGCCGCAGCTGCTGCTCCTAGTGGCAATAACGTATCTCATAGCATCGTACACAAATTCATTGCCGACATAGAGGCAGAGATCAAAAAATTTGAATCGATCAATAGCATTTTTCACGCAATATCAATTGTCAGGGCGATAAAGACATTGATTGCTGACCTGAAATCTAAACTTTGATACTATAGAATCGTCAGGCCAGCGGAGCGCCGTCCTCGCTTCGTCAGGGGTCCCTCCTCCCACTGAAACTGGCCTGACACCCTCGCATCATGGAAACAAACCGACCCGTTGGAAGACCGTCAGATTACAGTGACGAAATCGCCGAGATTATCTGCAATCGGATTGCTGAAGGGGAAAGCCTAGTCAAAATATGTAAGGACGAATCAATGCCGGGAAGGTCAACGGCTTTGCGATGGCTATCAATACATCCCAAATTTCGGGACAGATACGCATTAGCGCGGGAAGCTCAAGCCGATTACTTGCTGGAGCAGCTGCTCGATATTGCCGATGATACCGAGGATGATACCTACGAAGACAAGGACGGACGGGTCCGAACCAATCACGAAGTAGTCAACCGGTCGCGGCTGCGGATTGATACTAGAAAGTGGATTATTGCCAAACTTGCTCCTAAAAAGTATGGAGATGTAAAAGACACCGAGGCGCAGCAAACCATCATTCGAAACTGGATAGAAGAACCGGATGTCCAATGAAATTGTCGTTCCAAAACTTCATTCGGGCCAAGAGAACATATTCCGAAACCAAGCCCGGTTAAACGTAGTCCGATGTGGACGACGCTGGGGTAAAACAAAGCTGCTCGAATACATTGCTGCTGGCTGCGCTCTCAAGGGCATGAATGTCGGCATTTTCACACCTGAGAATCGCCAGCTCGCGGAGCCTTGGGATCATCTTGTCGAAATGCTGTCATCGGATATAAAAAGCCGAAACCGCAATACCGGAACAATCTATATCAAAGACGGCGGGAAAATCGATGTATGGACATTTAACGACAATGAGCTGGCTGGTCGGGGGCGTGAATATCACCGCGTATTGATCGACGAAGCTGGATTTACCAAATCGCCACAAATGAAGGAAGTATGGGAGAAGGCTATCAAGCCAACCATGCTGACCACCAAGGGCCGGGCGTGGGTATTCTCAACTCCCAATGGCATCGACACTGATAATTTCTTTTATTCGGTTTGCAATGATAAAGAGCTGGGATTCAAAGAGTTTCACGCTCCAACTATCACCAATCCATTTGTCCCTCCTGAGGAATTAGAAAAGGAAAGATTAAGAAATAACCCGCTGGTATTCCAACAAGAGTATTTGGCTGAGTTTGTCGATTGGTCGGGAACGGCCTTTTTTTCTGTGGATAAGATGCTGGTCAATGGCGAACCGGTCCAATACCCGGAGCGCTGCGATGGCGTATTCGCTGTCATGGATACGGCGGTCAAGGGCGGCAAAGAAAACGATGGTACAGCTGTCGTTTACTGTGCGCTCAACAAATGGGTTGGTCATCCATTGGTTGTATTGGATTGGGACGTAGTGCAAATCGATGGAGCGCTACTGGAAACTTATTTGCCAACGGTATTTGAGCGATTAGAGGAATTGGCAAAGATGACACAATCCCGACATGGCGTAGTCGGGACATTTATTGAGGATGCAGCTGCTGGTTCGATCCTGATTCAGCAAGGCCGCAGCCGAGGATGGAACACTCATGCCATCGACAGCAAGCTGACAGCTGCTGGGAAAGACGAACGTGCCATTTCCGTATCCGGTCATTACTTTCAAGAAAAGCTCAAAATCAGCGAGTACGCATACAATAAGACAACCAATTTCAAGGGCGTAACCCGAAATCATTTGTTATCGCAAGTGTCAGGGTTTAGAATTGGCGACAAAGATGCCCACAAACGGGCTGATGACTTGCTCGACTCGTTCGTTTATAGTATCGCAATCGGCGTGGGCGACAAATACGGATTCTAAATATGTCAGACATATCCATTAACACTAGCTTTTTGGGAAACAACCTGACGAATCTATTGTCAGAGCAAACGATTCAACCGGGCGATCCTGCCGGATACGAATTATGTAAGGCGCTATGGGAATATCATCCAATGGGCGGCAAGTTAGTAGAAAAGCCGGTCCGATTGGCTTTATCGAAAGCAAGAAAAATCACCATCGATATGCCTCCCAAGGAAATGCTGGTCGAGGCATTCGAGCGCGAATGGGAAAAGCTGGGTTGCACCAATCATATTCGTGACGTAATGTTTTTGAATCGCACATATGGCGCAGCTGGTATCGTCTATGGTGCAAACGATATTCCAACCGAGGAACCAATCGATCCTTGGAAATTGCCTGACCTGAATATTTACTTTAATCAGCTGGACCCGCTAAACATGGCGGGATCAATCGTAACCAACCAAAACCCCAATGCGCCGGATTTTCAAAAGCCATTGGCTTACACGACAGCAGCTGGTAAACCATATCACCCAAGCCGTAGCGTTGTGGTATTTAACGGCACTCCGATCTACTTGTCGTTTCAATCGTCCGCATTTGGTTTTACGGGCCGCAGCATATTCCAACGTGCGGTTTATCCTCTGAAGTCATTCATCCAATCGATGGTGACGGATGACTTGGTGACATTTAAAGCCGGATTGCTGATCTCGAAACAAAAACCGGCTGGATCGATTGTTAACCGACTCATGCAATCAGCGTCAGCGATTAAGCGCGAATATTTGGCGCAAGGATCAACTGGCAACGTATTGTCGATTGACATCGATGAAGAAATCAGCGCCATTGATTTGACCAATACAGCAACGGCAATGACAACGGCAAGAGATAACATCATTGCCAACATCGCAGCTGCGTCAGATGTGCCAGCGCTATTGCTCAAAGATGAGGCGATGACCAGTGGCTTTGGAGAAGGCACAGAAGACACCAAGGCCATTGTCCAATACATCGATGGCATTCGTGAAGATATGCGTAGCCTATTTGAATTCTTTGACAAAATCGTCATGCACAGAGCATGGAACAGGGAATTTTTCGAGGCGGTACAAAACGAATATCCCGAGGTTTACGGCAAGAAAACCTACGAACAGGCATTCTACGATTGGCAAAAGCATTTCCGCGCTGAATGGCCTTCTCTCATGGAAGAACCGGAATCCGAAAAGGTCAAGGTCGATGACATTAAGCTCAAGGGCGTGACCGAAATACTTCGGACGATGCTGCCAGTAATCGATCCACAAAACCGAGGGCGATTAATTCAATGGGCGCAAGACAATCTCAATGAAATGGAGAATATGTTTCAAAGCTCATTGGAAATGGATTGCGAGGATATTGCTGAATACGAAATACCTGAAACTGAATTGACGAACTTGCCTAAACTTGCGTGATCGTTATGAAATTTAAAAACGTCAACACTCAGCGCATTATTGAAATTCCCGACGGGCATTTAGATTTATTCCGGTTTATGGTGAAATCGGATCAGTATCAGTACGTCGCAAATGATGCGGGATTTATCGAAGCGGAACATCCCCGGGATGCTGACGGTAAATTTACCAGTGGTGGCGTAGGTGGTTCAGCTGCAATTGAACCAAAGCAGCTGGCCCCTTACACAACCAGCATTTCACCAAAGCAGCCGACGATACCCAAGACATTGCAAGCAAAAAAGCAGCCAAAGCAAATAAAAAAGCATTTGGAAGGCAAACTATTGCAATCGGACATCGATAAGTTGCCCAAGGATAAACAGCCAGTGCTGCGTGAAATGTATGAGCGAGCAGCTGCCAATAAAGATACATTCGATCAAATCAATGCGGACATTGCAAAAGAACTTGGCGGCAGCGCTGTCGTGGTCTCGCTAAAAGGATCGACGCGAGCTGTAGAAAAAGCGCTTGCTGATTACAAAGGCGATCCGACGCAAATCAAAGATTTATTGAGAACGACGATTACGGTTAATTCATTGGACGATGTATCGTCAGCTGTCGATAAGCTCAAAGCCAAATATGGCGAACCAAAGAAATTTAGAAATTTGCTGGACCCAAGCAAAGATTCATTAGGCGGATCGGGTTATCGCGACATTAACATGGTTGTCGAGATCAATGGATCGTATGCGGAGCTGCAAGTCAACATGGCTCCAATGCTTGAGGCAAAAGAAAAATTCCATGCACACTATGAAGTGCTGCGCTCAATGAAACCTGAAGGTGAAAACGGGCAGCTGTCAGAGGCGCAAAAGAAAAAGGCCGATCAAATCAATTCTGAAATGAAAGCGGCCTATGATGCAGCGTGGAATCAAATGGCGAATTCTTTAAAGACTTCGTAATCCGTCATCACATAAAAATCATCGGGATCGAGTTTAATTTCTCTAGGCTCGCCCTTCTCCCAAGCGGCATGAAATGGGATTTTCCCGCCAGCACCGACGGTAATAGGCATTTCTGATTCCGATAACATAAATACCGTCGATTCGCTCAATTCGTATTCGCCAATCCGCATAATTCACTCCTTTACAGAATCATTATATTACGCTGGTTGCGGAAATAATACATCTATGCACAAAAACAACAATGTATTAGATATTTGTTTACATATATGCTAATTAGGCATAATATATAGGTGTAGGTTGTTTTTCACGAAAGGAGAACGAAATGGGTGTCGAAATTGTGATGGAGCGCTTGGCTTGGATTGAGGTCGCTGTCCGGTTTGCTGAAGGTGAGCATTTGGAGTTTTTGCTTGAGGAAGCAGAAGCGATGCGCGAATTGTTGGCTGAACCAGTTTTTCACTAGGAGGTAGTTATGGAAATCGAATTAGTGCCATTTTCGTTTGATGACGTTGATGTCGAAATCAAACCATTAGGTCCCGAGGCAAAAAAATATTTTGCTGAGCGTTACGGAATTGGTTGCTGTGGTATTCGCGTCCGAAAATCTTTGTTGGCAGATTATTTGGAAATGTTGGAAGGTCTTGGTTTTATTTGCTGGAGATAATCATGGAAAAGCAAGAATTTCACTTTTACGCTGCGTCGGTTTACGAATGGAGGACCGGTGAGGACATCGAATCGGTTATCAAATTTATGAAAACCGGTAAGGTCTCGTTCGAGCTGTGGTATGTGCCATTGCCAGCTGATGCTGAATACAAAATCAGTATGTACGGGCCGCAAGTGCCGGGTTCGATCTCGTTGGGATTGCTTGGGAAAAAGTCTAAAAAATAATACTTGGGGCTGCGGCCCCATTGGGAGCGAATGATGAATAAAAAAATGTTTGTTGATTATGTGATGAGCTTTTATGGCATTCGGGGCATTTATCCAATTATTGGATTGCGTAAAAAAGATGTTTTGGATGCAATGAAAATACTGACTTTCCGAGAATGGGATTTTTGTGGCGATTCTTTTGACCGCGAAAAAGTGCGCGACGTATTGATTGATGAGCTGGGGTTTGAATTTCCCGTTTCCGGTAACTCGGGATGTTAGTGTCAAAAAGCAACAAAGTATTATATTTATCTTGCGTTATATGCCAAATAAGCATACTATGTAGATATGGAAGTTAAACACGAAAGGAGATAGAAATGGAAAAAAGTCGTTTTGTCAGCAACTACTCCCGCGCCGGGAAAATGATTCGTGCCTTTATGAAGGCAAACGGTTTTGTCGGTAGCGTTCGCGGTCAAAGTTATTCCGGTGGCAGCTCAATTGTGGTTCGAGTTAGCGATTTGAGTCCTGATCGGTTAGCAATTTTGAAGGGGTATTGCGATCAGTTTGAATACGGCAGTTTTAACGGCATGGAAGATATTTACGAATACAACAATGTCCGAGATGATCTTCCCCAAGTTAGTTACGTTTTTGTTGAAGCATAATTAACCGGCCCTTCGGGGCCACACGAAAGGAGCTAAAAATGGATGAATTAAAAATGTACGGATGTGACCCGGCTGAATTTATTGCCGAAATGAAAAATGGAATTACCTACAAGTTTAGCGGTGCATCAATGGTTGTCGCTGGCTTGATGTCCGACGCACAAGAGTGCCTCTCTTATGGCGATGCTGAAGTTGCACGACAAACCTTAAACCTCGCCAAAAAGGTTCTGTTTGAAATTATGGACGGAAACTTGATCGGAGTAGTCAAAGGTTAATTAATTGGCCCTCCGGGGCCTTCACGAAAGGAGATTGAAATGCACTTTATAGTTGAAGAAAAGCCAATACCTCTTACCCTTATGTCATACGAAAGAGCTAAAGCAGTTATTTTATCCAACTCCAATGATGAAGATGGTTGGACCTATACCTTAGAAAAGCGCGGTGAGTATTACGCAATCGCCATTTATGACTATGAAAAATACTTAGTGGGGTATTTCTAATGAATCAACGCAACCGGGGGGCGGCTGGGACCGTCCCAACCCCACAACAAATTATCGCTGCGCGAGGTGAAATTTCTCAAACCAGCGCGGCATCTTTGATCTATACTACCCAAGCCCGTTGGAGTAGATACGAAAATGGCAAATCCCGAATGCACCCGGCAGCTTGGGAATTATTCTTGATAAAAAGATCAAGGGAATAAATGACATTCTTTGAAGTATTGACCGCTGGGGTTAATGATTTTATAGAATACGGATTCGACTCACAGGGTCGCGTCGAGCGTTGGGTGCGGCTGCTGAAAGAGGCAGCTATTGCACAAATGATCCCCGAGCATCAAATGCAAGTAGCGATGGAAAAATCTTTGACTGCTGCATTTACTCGGCTGGTCACAAAAGGTGGATTAGTCAACAAACACGTTTCACGCTACAGCATCGAAAAGCTAAAACCAAGCCTTCGCGCTGAACTTGATCGACGCATCATGGCAAGCGTCAATCTCATTAAATACAATCGTCAAGAGTCAATTAGCAATTTGCTGCGCCGCTTTGAAGGCTGGGCCACATCAATACCGCCGGGCGGAACGGACATTGTTAACCGGGTCAAAGAAAAGCAAAAGATCAAAAAATCGCTTGGCAATGTCACATTTGAACAGCGCCGGGTAATTATTGACCAAACGCACAAACTGGTTTCAAACATCAATGAAATTGTAGCGATGGACAATGGCGCAATTGGTGGTCGCTGGCATTCACATTGGCGACAAATCAATTACGATTATCGCAAAGATCATAAAGAGCGCGACGAAAAAATATACGTCGTGCGCGGCAGCTGGGCGGACAAGGCCGGTTATCTCGATCCAAAAAACGGATATACCGACCAAATCACGCAACCCGGCGAGGAAGTGTTTTGTCGGTGCAATTACTCATACATTTACAACTTGCGCGACATGAAAGATTTGTTGACAGATAAAGGCAAAATTGCGTTAGAATCTGCAAAAATGTCTAAGGCCGCATAGATATGCCATTCGCTTCGGAAAAACAACGCAAAGCCATGTACGCCGCCGCTACCGGTAAGAGCAACATCGGTATTCCGAAAGCCGCCGCCAAAAAATTTATTAAACACAGCAAAGATACGATGGAAGCACCATCATTGCTGGCTTTGCCGACCGAAAAAAATAAAAAGGAAGATTCC